TGCGTTGAATGCCAACTGGGCATTGCCGGTAATCCGCGCGACCTCCTCGGCAGTCATATACTGTTGCGCCAGCGCCATGGTCTGCGCGATGCAGAGCTTCATGTCGATGAGCCAAGAGTCGATTAGCTCCTGCGTGTGGAGCATATAGCGCTGCTGTGGGACGGCATCGCTGATGCGGCCGAAGTAATTGTCCACGTCTGCGCGGGTGGCCTGCTCCACTTCGATGCTCCCCATGTCGGGGCGAGGGGGATTCATCCACTCGATCTCGCCGGGGCGCCTCTCGGGGATTTGCATGCCGGGGCCGAGGACGAGGTCAAACTTGCCCCGGTTGGCCGGCACCTTGACGGGCGGGAGGATGCTGATGCTGGCCCTGTCGGAGCGGAAGTCGCGCTGGATCTTGATTTCCTCCTGCGCGGTCTGCACCAACTCGGGGATGCCACGGCTCTCTAGCAGCGGGCGGGTGGCGCGCTCACGGGGGAGTTCAATGAAAGGATATTGCCCGTGCGCGTAGGGCAGCAACTCATGCACGGCGACCTTGTCGGTGACGTGGTAGCTAACCACGGAGCGGGTGACGCGGATGGCGTTGGTCTTGGGATCGTTCTCCTTGCGGTAGACGTGCCATATCTCGCACATGTCACGAAGCTGTTCGTAGAGGAACTGGTCGGTGCGGTGGATGTTGAGCGAGATGCGCTTGAGCTGGCCCTTGTGCTTGGAGGCGGCTTCGATCCACTCCTCGTCCCAGCCCTCAACTGCACCGCGCTCGCGCAACTCCACCTCGGTGAGCAATTCTCTGCGGGCAACGAACGCGGCGCGTTGAAGGCTGAAGGTCTGGATGGGGAAGATGACATCTTCCCACGGCTCAAGCGCGGTCCACACCGGCTTACTCTCAAAGATGTAGGGTTCCTCCCACTCGACGAATCCTTTGTCGCGGAACTGGCGAACTTTGACAGTTGATCCCAATTCGGGGACGATCTGCCCCAAGAGTTCGGCGGCGGTCTCTTCTTGCAGTGGGTCCATGACCACTTCCAGAAGGGCGGCGAGGTTGGGGTCTTGCGACTCTTCCAGCATTGCTTGCGCGTCCTCGATGCTGAAGGACTTGATCTCGGTGCGGCTGGTCTGCACCCAGTCAACCGCCATGACGGCCAGCCCGTAGGTCTCGCGGAATTGGGCGGCGAGTTTTACTTCGCGGCGAAGGTCGTCCAGACAGTGCTGGAACATAAGCCACTTCATTACGGTCTCAGCAGCATTGCGCTTGTCCACGTCCATGCTTTCCACCGGTTGGACTTGCACGCGGCTCTTGAAGAAGGAGTTACAGAGGAGGGCCGTGTTGTCCGAAATGATATTGTCGGCCAGACGCACACGAACATCGGATGCCCCACTCCAGGGCCAGGGCTGCTTGCCTTGAGAGCCGGACCACTTCCGGCCATCCTCGCTTTGCCCCGGCCAGATGCAGAATCGTGTATTCCAGTTGCGCAGCTTGCGCTGAACATATTGGCTGCCATCGGCGTCCGCTTGGTCGATCTCGTAGAGCATCGCCGTGATGTCCTCTGGCTTGGGTGCTTTAATCATTAGATGAGGACAGTGGTTTTGCGGGGGGTATAAGGCACAACAGTCTCGGGGTTCTTTTTCTTGAACCAGTCGCGGAAGGCTTTGTCCTTCCAGCAGCCCGGCTCCGCAGCTTCCCAAGACCAATAAGCGTCAGCGTCTATGCTCATGTCCTTCTGGCCGATGCCTTCGATGGCGCATTGCTCTATGCGCGCACTGGCTTCGGCGATCTGGCGCTGGCGAGTGGCGGCGAGAACAGCGTCGGCGTTCCAGCCGGCAATCAGCTCTTGCTTGACCGCGTCGGCCATCTCATCCCCGAGATCGAGGACAAGTTCTGACCATAGATTGTCTGACATCCTAACTGCTACGGCCCCATTGCTGGGGCCGCAGTGTGTTAAGACGCTCTTACAGTTTGTTGAGGTCGTTGACCGCCAAGAAGACGTGGATTTCTCCAGAGGTCAGCTCAAGCAGGTCATATGAGGCCATCGACGCAACAGTGGCGATGATCGGGGTGCTCGCCGTGTAAGCAACAGGGGTAGTGCTGTTGAAACGGCGGGTCGTCACCGGAGTGCCGTTCGCGTTGATCTGCTGCGAAGCAATCAACTGATCGGTCGTGCCGGCGACACCGACGACGATGGTGTTGCTGTTATACGCGGTCGTGCCGGCCAACTGGAACGACGTGACCAGATGGGTCGCGGCGTCCGTCACGATGCTGTCAGCGGGGAGCGTGAGCAGCGTGATCGTTTGGGCGGTGTTGTCAGCGGCGGTCGTCAGATCGGTGTGATCAAGGACGACTTTGTGCGTGTAGCCGGTGGCGGCTTTGGTTTCTGTCGGGAGTTCGTAGACGTTCATAGTGTCGTTATTCCTTAATTGAGGTTGCTACTAGGAAGTCGCGGCGAACTCGCCGAGGCCCTTCGGGTTCCAGCACACCAACGCGGCAATCGCATCAACGAGGCCACGCGGTCCACCGCCTTGGTCTTCCAATTCTTGGAAGCGGGGGCGACGGCCATACCGGGACTCCAGCATGTCCATGTTGAGGAGGTAGCCACGGGCCGACTGAACGGCAGCGGCTGCGTCCTTCGCATTGAACAAGGTCGGCACCAGATTAATTGTGCCGAAGTCGCCGATGTAGGTGTCCACCGTGCTGATGACCGTGCGGTCATTGAGCGAGGCGGTGTATTGACGGGTGCTCAGAGCGGTGTTGCTGCCGCTGGAGTAGCGGGTGAACTCGCTGAAGCGCTTCTTGAGGTTCGGGCCAGTGACCAGATCCATCGTGTCGATGGTGCCGGTCTGCTCGTAGACGCTCTGAAGAACGGCGGCGACATCGCTCTCGGTGAGAGAGGAGGTAGCAGTCGTGTTGATCGAAGCGGACGGCGTGCGGAACGACGCGGGGACGGGGAGATCCGTCTGGGCCGAGCTGGAAATCCAGGAGCCGAGGCCGCGAGTTTTATACGGGTTGGTGCCGCTCTGCTCTTGCGAATCGTTGCTGGAGCAGAAGGCGCTTTCCATGTCGCGCTTCAGTTCGATGAGGGCGCGGGAAACGCCGCGAGCCATTTCCTTCTTCTTGCCAACGCCAGCGATGTTGTCCACGTTCTGGGCAAAGTCATCGACTTTGATGGAACGGCGGAACTTCTGGGCGCGGCCGGAAAGGAGGACGCGGTTTTTGGCGGGATCGTCGAACGTGGTAACGTCGGCGTTGGTGAGGACGCCGTCGAACGACGGGTCATTGTAGCTGTCGGCCTGCCATGAAAAGACAGAACCATTGGTGAGATCCGAGCCGGCTTTGATGCGGGAAGTGACGGGCGTGTTTTTCTGGTCGATGACCGAGATCACGTCAGCCAAGTCTTCGCGCAGTCCGGTGGCCGGATGAACAAGTCCTTGAGACATATTGTGTGAGTTTTCTAAGTGTTGGGGTTTATCCGATCAGTTCTCCCACCAAGTCCTCGATGTCCGACATGGACCCGCTTGATTTGAAGAACCGATTTTTCGCAGCCGTAGAGCTGCCTTTTGTGGCAGAGCGGGGCGCGCTAACGGGCTGGACGGGTGTGACGGTTTTCTCTTTCTTCGCGGACACAGTTTTCTTGGCCTTGTCTTTGGCGGCTTCGGCTTGCTGCTTTTGCATAAGCGCCTGCTCACCGTAGAGGGCGAGGCCGACCCAGTATTCGTGCTGGGGGATTTTGAGGAGATCGGGGGCCTGCTTGATCGTGGCCTTGTAGGCTTGGTTGAGCGCGCTGCCCTCCTTGAATATATCGGGGAACATGCTCTTGGCGGCTTGCACCGCCGGCTCACGCTGGGCCAACCACTCTTTCCTTGCCGGAACGTGGATGGTCAGGATGTCGTCGGCTTTGACCAAGTAGTCCTTTACTTCGGCTGGCTCGATATACTTCTCCGAGCCGTCTGGCTGCTTGATCGTGGCGCCGTCCGTATTCTGAAGCGCCCATCGGCGAACCGCTTGGGCGTTTTGGATGCGCTGCTGAAGGGCCTCGCCACTGTCCACATCGGCCAACGGGTTGTCGGCCGTGGGGGAGAGAACGGGGCGGGAGGTCTGGTTGAGTTGGGCTTCTAGGTCCGCTTTGGCGGTGCGTAGTTGCTCTAGCTCACTAGTGGCGGCCTGGGCCTTTTCTTCGGCCTCGCGCTGCTTGGCAACGAGCTTGTCAATCCTGCGCTGAACCTTGTCCTTCGTAACCTCTTCGCCAGCAGGTTCTTCTGCGGCGGTGTCCTCGCTATCCTCGGGTTCTTCGTCAGGATCGGCTTCAGTCGCCGGCTCCTCCTTGTCTACATCTTCAGCGGAATCTTCAGATTTCTCCTCTGGCTCCTCTGTTGTGTCTGCGTTGTCAGAGATCGTCTTTTCAGCGGACTCTTCTTTGGGTTCCTCGGTCGGGCGTTTAACGCCCAACTCGGCTAGTGCCATCGAAACTACATCGTCCGCTCCCGCCGCTGTCGCGGCCACATTGTCTGTCGCCATAGGATAAAACCCCTAAGAGGTGCGCCAAAGACTTGGGGGGAACCGGAGCCTTAGAACCGGAGTGAAGCGCGATACGCCTCTCTATCCTCACACATAGCACACAATGTGTGCGGTGTCAATACGGGATTGTATCGTTATACGAGACTACGCTTATGTCTCGGGGCGACACTTGGATAGAATTGCATAGACTTGTTAACAAGTGATTGCACTTTGTGTCACAAAATGTGCGGTGTTTTTGCAACGACCAGTCACTTAATGACAGCTTCACGCTACATTAACCCGGCGTAGTGTCGCCGCACGGCAACATTTTGCCGTGTCGGCGAACGGCAACCCGTAAGAAACCTACTGGATCTTCGCCGCCTCGGCCCTAGTGGCTTCCAAGTAGTCCCACAATTCCACCAACGCATTGAGCTGGCCGTTGGCGTGGGCGAGGAGGCCGGGGTCTTTGGCGGTGGCCATGTTGCTGGCCAAGGCCACGCCGTCCGCGATGCGGTCTTGCAGGGCGACCATGACGGCACGCCAGCAGGGCGGGGACTGCTCGCGGGTGAAGGCGAGGGCGCCTTTGAAGTCGAACTCTTCGTCTTCAGAAACGGGGTAGCGGTCGAGGGGGATGGTTTTGATTTTGGTGAACATAAAGTTAGATCCAGAAAGGATACATGAGCTTGTTGGCTTCGATGACGTGCGGGCCGCACTCGCGGCAGATGGGGCCGAGTTGTTCGTCAACTCCGTGGATGTCGTCAATACGAAGCTGCTTGGAACACACACCGCAGCGCGGCGGCTCTTTGCTGCGGCCTCGCCATGGGCGGACGCGCGGGGGTGGGGGAACTGTGCTGCTGGGGGCCATTAGTAACTGCCCCCTCCACGCGGGCGCAGGATGTCGCCTTCGACATTGTTGCAGCCGGAGAGAACTAAATAACGAACCAGGTCGGGGAAGTCCTTACTACTGCCCTTGGTCCCGTCCGCCCCTGTCCATTCCTTCATGCACCAGATTAAGTTTTGGCAATTCTCGCTGATGTAGAGCTTGGGCTGGTTGAGGGCGCTGATCGGCTTCTGCGTATCGTAGTGCAGCCAGTCGTTAATGAGGGCGACACCTTCGTCAATCGTGTCTCCCGGCGTGGCGGTGAAGTCCATGCCGAGGTCGCTCATTTCCTCGATCAGCGTGGTGGGGCGCTCCTTGGCTAAGGTCTGTGCGTTGCCGTAGCGGCTGTCCATCCATCTCTCAAAGATGCGTTCGCCGTTCTCGACGCTCTTAATCTCTTCGGCATAGCGCTCTAGGCCAAAGCCAAAGTCTTTCTGCGCGGGGCCTTGGCGTCCGTCTGCCTTCTTACCGTCCGGCTCGGCCCACATGCCGGGGTAGCCGACGCCCTCGACATACTCGTTCGGGCAGGGCCATTCGCGGTAGATGAAGCAGCGGTTGGCACTATCGAACAGCGCCCAGATCATCGCCCAATTCCTGCCGGAGCACGGATCGACAAAGTGATAGCGGGTGCCTTCCTTGGGAATCCATTCGTGCTTGATGACGTGAACCTTGTCGCTGAATAGCGGGAAGCGGTTGTTGATCGAGCGGGTCGGAACGCCATAGGCTCGGCAAAGGATCTTCTCCCGCGTCTCGTTGCGCAGTTCCTGCTGCATGCGGTCCCAGCCGGCCCATGGATTGCCCTTGGTCTGAAAGTAAATGATCGGCCGGCCCTTGCGCCCTGTCTGGACGATGGGAACCTTCTCGTAGCCGACGATAACCTTCTCGCCTTGCTTGTCCTCAAACTTGGGCAGCAACTCCGCATCGCATTCCTCCACGTTGCTGGCGCCGGTAAGGTAGTCTTTGACCGTGGGTGAGTAGCCCTCGATGGGGGTGAAGGTGACGATGAGCACGCCGTTGCGGTCGAGCAGACGGAAACGCAGGGTCTCCAAGAAATCTATGGGCACCAATTCGTCGCACCAGACGACATCGACCTCGCCGCCCTCAATGGTGGAAATGTCCTGACTGTAATTGCGGAAGATACATTGGGCGCCATTGGGGGCGACGAACTTGTTTTCGGTGAAGCCGCCTTTGACCGAGTAGGTGATATTCGTGACGGTGCTCTTGCGCGCCTGCCGCCAATCGGCTGGCATATATTTGAAGACGCGGGGCTGTTGCATTTCCACCGAGTTGGGCGCCGTCGTTTGGAAGCACCAAGCAACAGATTGCTTTTTGTGATACAATCTGTGGATCACCTCGCGCGCGGCCCATTCGGTCTTGCCGGAGCGGTTGCCGCCCATGACGAGCAGTTCGCGGTTGTCTTCCAAGAGTTGGCTGGCCTTGCTCCAGATCGGCGGGCGGTAGCCGTATCTATAAGGATCTACTTTTTCCTTTAAGATTAGTTCTTCCCGCTTGAGCAACAGATCCCAGCCCTTCTCCGGCCCGATGGCCAAGAGCACGTCCTTGGGCGGCAGCTTCATCACCGGATGCGGTGTCGGGGTGAAGCGGGAGCGTGGGGTGGATTTCTTTTCGCTCATCTAAAAAATGGCGGGGGCGGGCAAAATCCCCAAGATGCCCGCTTCCCGCCGCGCATCGGCAGGCAGCCGCAAGCAGTCGCACACCCTCTTGTCGTGCTCTTGCTTGCCGCCCGTTGTCCTTTGCGCAAAGTCATTGTTCGTCCGGCCACTCGCCCTCAATGAGCGTGTGGTCGAGCTTGAGATCGGAAAGCGGCTCGCGGTCGAACATCTCTTTGACAAAATCCCAAGTGCGCGGGACCGGCCGCACCAAAACAGACCAACCCTTGCTTGTCTTGCGCGCCTTGCACTCCATCACTGGCCCGAGTTCGGATTTGTGAATGATCCAGAAGGTTCCACCCGCCGTGCTCCTTGGTTTCTTTGCGGGGCGGGCCTTCACGCGAATGCCTCCTGCGGCTCACAGAACCGCACATGCTGCTTGGGCACCGTATAGTTGCGGCACTTGCGGCCTTGCTTGGGGTCGTAGACCTCCTCGACCTGCCAGTGCTTGCGGGTCCAGCCATAGACGACGGCGGCCACGGTGCGGGTGGCGTTCTCGATGATATAGGCCAAGACCGGCGTGTCGGATTTGGCATCGACCTTGTAAGCCTCGTCCACGATGACGGTGGGATACGGATAATCCTCGCGGCTGGTGAAATGCAGGTTGGTGCGGACCTTGTGCTCGACACGGCCTTGCACCATCAAGTCGCCGTTGTCGGCGTATTGCTCGCGCACGGTCGCGTCGGGGCGGGTGCGCTGCGGCGGCAGCCAGACTTGCATGCCGGTCTGCCGCAGCTTGTCGGCAAAGTCGTTGACCGCCCGCCGGCTGGCGCTCAAGTCGCCGAGGAATTGCTGGTCGGGTTTCATGCGGGTGTGTGCGGGTGTGTGCTATCGGGGTCCGCCGAGGAGACGCCATGCGAGCGCAGCCACGCATCCCACCTGCCCGTTTCCAACGGCTTTAAGTCTGTCCACCCGATTGGCCACGCCATTAGCCACTCCGCAAATTCCGGGTTGTATGAAGCGGATCGAGCCGTCGTCTCCGGTTTCGGCGACTGCCGTTTCCCACGGTCCCCAAAGTGTGCCAGCGCTTGGTCTGGCGCGTTCAAGGTGTGCCCCCCCCGTTCCGCTATTGTTGAAGCATTCTTCCAGTCGCGCGCCTGCGGACTCCTCCAAAACTGGAATACTTGGCGAGGCGTCTGATCGACTTTGTTTTTTCCGTCCTTGCGAACGGTTGCCATGTTTGGGCTGTCCTTCCAATCGCGCGCATTTGGCGTGACCCACGATCCAGATGCGCTTTCGGTTGTGCGGAGCGCCGGCATGGCAAGCTCCCAGCACTCCCCATCTCGCATCATACCCCATTTCGGCCAAGTCTCCGAGAACTCGTCCAAGCCCGCGAGAAGCAAGCATTGGGCTGTTTTCCACGAAGACGTATCTCGGTCCCACTTCGCCAACAATGCGGGCCATCTCAGACCACAATCCGCTTTGCTGCCCCTCGATGCCTTGCGCGTTTTGCTTGGCGGCACTGATGTCAGTGCAAGGAAACCCTCCAGAAACAACTTCAGCAATCCCTCGCCACGGTCGTCCGTCAAAGGTTCGCACGTCATCCCAGATGGGAAACGGTTCCAGGCATCCGTCGTTTTGTCGCGCGACAAGAACGCTTGCGGCGTAGGCGTCGTATTCGACGGCGCAGACGGTGTTCCACCCAAGGAGCTTGCCTCCGAGTATTCCGCCACCAGCGCCTGCGAAAAGAGCCAGCTCATTCACTTGGCTCCTCCTCAATATCCAAAGTCGGATTCGGCGCACTGACGATCTGGTCGATGCGGACGGTGAGCCATTCGCCGTTGTCCTCGCGGATGAGGGTGACGTAGTCGTTCTCGCCGCCGCCGTTCTTGCAATAGAGCAGGGTGCGGCAGGCCACGTCTTTGTCTTTGACGTAGACGCGCTCGCGGTCGGGGAAGAAGGCGATCATATCAAAAGAGAGACAGGGCCACCGGCATTTCAGTGCCCAGACGCACATTGGAGCCGGTGATGGTTAGCGTTCCCTGTCTGTGGCCCACGGGGGCACTGCTCTGCCGGAAACGGTGAGCGCTCACCTTTTCAGCGCACGGGTTGCCATGGTGACGAGGGTAGTGGGGTGCCGTGTTATAGGCCGACACAGGCCGATAAGCCGTATCCCTCTCCCGACCACAGGACACACCATACGGTGCTCCTCGTTTACTACGCTGCCCGACAAAGTAATGGGCAGCAGGTTCCGCTTTTGTTGCGCTTACGGAACTGGCGGTTATGTGACTAGCGGGGCGAATGCCTCCTGCCGGCGCAATACCTTTGACTGCTGCTTGAAAATTCATTTGCCCTTGCGCTTCCTCATCTCCTCGCACAAGGCATCGGCCTTGCGCTTGGCGGCTTCGGCGACGAGCTTCTGCCGCTTGCTCTTGAGTAGGGTGATGGTCTTGTCGATTTCCTCGATCTCGGGTGTCATAATGCGATACTTCTCCATAATGTCAGGGTTGCACGGTGACGTGCCACAAGCCGATCTGCGCTACGGCATAGCCGAACCAGATGAGGCCATTCCAAAAGTTGTGATGGATAAACGCTTGGTCGATGGCCACGGCGAAATACATGAAGCCGACGATGGCTATGAGGATGGCGCTGGTCACTTGGCCTTGAATCCTCCGCGCTTGGCCTTCATCTCGGAGTAGACTTTCGGGCTGACGGTTGACTTGCTCTTGGGCCGGCTGGTGCCAGCGGCCTTGCGGGCGTTGATATTTGCGTAAAGTCCTTTTTTCATTAGCAGCTCCATGCCTTGCGGCTCCAGTAGTTGGCCGAGAGTTTGTTGTCTGTGCCCTTGATGCCGCCGCTGCGGGCGCAGTAGCTGGCCTTGCGGGCGGGCTGATCCTTCTTGATCGACATGTTGGGATCGCCGAAGCGGACCAACTTGGTCTGGTCTCCCGACTTGGCCAGCACGGCAAACTTCTTCGGGCCGTCTGGTGTGCGCTTGGGTTTGTTGTAGCCGGAGAAGGTTTCTCCTCGGTATTTGATGCTCATGCTTTTTTGTCTAATTTTGTGCGGGCCTGCTTGTAGAGGTAGGCGATGAGGTAGGCCCCGGTCTCCTCGTCGCTGGATTCGATGTGGCGCAGGAAGTCGCTGACAACGTGATACAGTTCATGCACCAAGCTGCCGTGGTCTTCGTGGTGATTCTCGATCCAGATGAGTGCCCAGTTGCCGTGGCTCATGCACCAGGCGGCGGCTGAGTCGTCGGGGGCGTTCTCGGGATCGTTGGCGTCCATCTCCATGAGGGCCGCACAACGCTTCAACGCCAACGACTGCGGGGTGCTGACGTAGAACTCTACGCGCAACCCGAAGGTGTTCTCGTTGACGGTGAAGCGGCGGGGCTTTTTCATGCGGGCAGGGCGGCCCTTTCGTAGCGGGCCTCGGGTGCCACTTTCTTGAGGTGGACGTTGATGTTGATTTCCGGCACCTGCTGCACGGCGGCGACGAGCTTGCAGATGTGCATGGGCGCGGCCCAGTTGTCGGCGTCGATGCGGCGGACATCCTCGTCGGTGTTCTCCAGCAGCGTCCCGGCATCCATGACGAGGAACGCAGCGGCGGCTTCGTGCGACTCAAACGGGCCGTAAGCGCTGCGGCTGCTTTCGTGCTCGCCGGCCTCGGTGTCCACAATCCAATAGGTTTCGGTTTTCTTTTTCATGCCGCCTCCTTGAGCGTGCTGAACGCCGGTTGCCTCGGGTCGTAGCCCTTGACGTGCCTCCACAAGACGCAGGCGGCTTTGAACGCTTCCCAATGCGGCACCAGGCTGTCGTGCTTGTAGGGTTCGACGCGGCCGACTTCGGTGGTGCTGATGTAGACGTTGTAACCGTGGACGGTGTGCAGTTGGTCTTCGCCCCACTTGGCCACGGCATAAGCGGCGAGCTGCATGCCCTGGGTGTCGTATGGCCCCACCTTCTGCTTGGGCTTGGTCTTGCGGGTCTTGTAGTCGATGACCATGCGGTTGCCGTCCTTGTCGGTGCCAAGGGCATCGCAGCGGCCGGCGTAGCCGTATTCGTGGTTGACCAAGACAACTTCGATGTCGCTGTAGGTGATCTTGTTCTTCTGCTTCCAGTCCATGACCGGGGCGACATAGGCCCACATGTCTTCGGGAACAGCGCTCGGGCCTTCCATGAGCAGCTTTTCCAATGCGTCATGCACCTTGCTGCCGAGATCGGCGGCGGCGGCGACCGGGGCCTTGCTGGCACCGATGACCCGCTCGCAGAAATACTCGATGGTTTCCTCGGGCTTGGGTGGAGTGTTGAAGGCGGCTATCGCAACTTGCGTGGCCTTCCAGTTCAAGAGGGCGGGCTTGTCGAGGATGCCGGTGTAGCCAGTGACAGACGGCAAGAGCATGAGCTTCTTGGCGTCGGCCAAGGTGGTGTCTTTGAGTCCGCTGCCGTCCTTCTTGGGAAGCTGGTGGCAGGGGGTGCCGTCCGGCTTATACCAGTGGCCGCCGTCTACGGATTTTGCTTCGGATAGAATTGCCATAACTTTGGTTGGTGATGCGGGGGCCGGTGTTGCGGCCGACCCCCGCTGTTGCCACCTATGCCGCGTTGCGCTTGCGGCTGCGTTGCCAGATCCACGCGCCGGACTCGTTGCGGTCCACGCGGGTTTCCTTGTTGGCCTTCGCGGCATCCAAAAGGACGGGAAGGATCATGTGTTCCTCACTGGCCAGATAGGGTCCGGCGAAGCAGCTAAAGCCTTCGCAGGAGAGTGCGGGATTGCGGGCGGCCATAATCAAAACGGGATCTCCGCTCCGGTGTTGTCGTTGTCGGCCGAGGCGCCGAAGTCTTCGACCTTGGGCACTTTGTTCAGCAGTTCCTCCATCACTTCGGTGCATGTGCCGATGTTGATGTAGGTCTTGTCGCCTTTCTGGTCCTCGACGAGCGTGAGCTGTGCGCCTTTGCCCTTGAGGGATGCCGTGTCGAAGCCCGACTTGGGGGCCTCGCCGAGCCAGCTCACCAGGAACGCGCGGAGAGCGCTGTTCTCATGGTTGCTGATCTTCATGGCCTTGCTGGGCATCTTGCGCAGCGAGCCATCCTTACATTTCACGCCGAAGACGAACCGGGTGAGGTTGACGATTTCCGTCTCTTCGCTCTGATACTTCTGGCGTTCGACGTTGTATTGGTCGATCACATCCACGCAGACCGCGAGGTATGTGCCTTTGGGCGGCGGCTCACCGAGGTTAGCGAGTGCCGATGTTTTGTTTTCTGGTATTTTAGCCATGTTGTTTTGTGTGTGTTTGTTTGTTGTTGTGTTTTACTACTCGACGAAATTGGAGTTGCGCAGGATGACGAGGAAGGTCTCGGCCGGCAGGATGGCCAGCCACTCACTGTCGTTGCGGCGGTGCATGACGACAGGCAGCTTCTCGCCGGCATCGCGCTTGGCCTGGGCGATCCAGTTGTAAAGATTTCCTTTCTCAGTGCGCTTGACCTCGAAATGCAGTTTGGGCAGGCACTCGCAGAGCACGTCACTGCTGTCGCCCTTCGTGTCGCCGCAATACTGCTGGCTGCGGCGGGCGGGGAATCCCTCGGCGGTGAGGAACTTGGCGGCTTCCAGCTCCCCGCGTTTTCCTTTTTGGCGGCTATTCATTGAGGACGGCGTTAATGGTGTGGAGGTCGGGTTGCTCGCCATACTTGTGCGGGGCCTCATCGGTCGTGCGACTGTCCAAGGCGTGGTCGAAGCGGGTGAACGATGGACTCCAAACCATCTTGAAGGTGCGGGTCTGGCCTTCGCGGTGCTTGGCCACGTTCCACTCAGCCTCTTGATGATCGCGGCTGTCGGCGCCAGGGCCGGTCTCGTAGTAGTCAGGGCGGTGGATGATCGTGATAATGTCGGCGTCCTGCTCCAAGGAACCAGAGTCCTTTAGATCGCTCATTAGAGGGCGTTGATCTTTGCGATCTTCGCCCCGCCGGCCGATCTGCGCGGCGGCAATAACCGGCACGCCCAACTCCAGCGCCATGGCCTTGAGTCCTCGGCTGACGGCGCTGACTCGCTCGTAGCTGGTATTGTAGCCCTTGGCCTCCAAGAGCTGGGCGTAATCGACGAAGACCGCCTTGATGCCGTGGCGGCGCATGTCGCGGCGGGCGCGGCCACGGATGTCCATGATCGTGGCGCCACGGGCCTCGTCAATGTAGAGCGGTTCTGTCCCAAGCTGGTGAAACTCGCGGCCCAGTCGCTTTTGATCTTCGTTGCTGATCGTGCCCAGCCGGACTCGCGCGCTGTTGGCTCGCGCCCTTGCCTGACCAATGCGCGAGGTAATGCTTTTCCTAGGCATCTCTAGCGAGAAGAGAAGACAGGGAACTCCGGCAGCCACCATGCGGTCGCACATGTTGATGAGCAGGGCGCTTTTGCCCATCGAGGGGCGACCAGCGACCAGCACAAGCTGCCCTGGTTGTAACCCCCCGGTGAGAACATCAAATTCCTTGAAGCCGGTGCGCAAACCGCGCGGCTTGCCACGGTGCTTGATGGCCTCCTCAATGTCGCTAATGGCCTCGTCCACCACTTGGCCTACATGCACGCTGCCTTGGCTGGGGCCGTCGAGGTTGATGGACAAGATGCTCTCACCAGCCTCGGCCACCACTTCGCTGACGTTCTGCGCGATGTCGCGCCCAGCGGCGGCCATGCGCACGCCGGCCTCCACCATGCGGCGGCGGGCGACATGCTCGCGCAGGATGTTGACGTAGTAGGACAAGTCGCGGGGACCGGCCATGGAATAGATTTCGGCCAAGGCCCCGGCGCCGCCAACATTCTCCAGCTTGCCCTGCGAGGAGAGATGCTGCGTGACCGAGATAAGGTCGGGCTGTCCGGCCTCGGCGCGGATGGACTTGATCGTGTCGAGGATCGTGGCGTTGGCGGGCGTGAAGAAATGCTCGCCGGTCAACTCGTTCCACTCGTCGATCAAGTCGCCGTAGCACATGAGTCCGCCAAGGACGCACTGCTCGGCTTGCGTGTCGTGGGGAATGGCTTGTTGCTTTTTCATGGGAAGCGCGGGTCGTCGTCGTCGCTGAGTAAAACGGCGATAGTCCCGAGGATGGCGAAGATTAAAACGAGGGCGCTCATTTCAATGGCGTTCATAACTGTGGTGAGTTGTAGGCGGATGTGTGCGGTGTGTCAACAGTCTTTTTTTGGGGAATTTTGGGGGAACAAAAAGTCGTGGTTTTTCCACGGCCCGCGCAGGAGTTTGCGCTGCGCCAGCCAGCGGTCGCATGCTTCGCCCACGGCCTTCAAGTCGGCGTCCGAGGGCCACTGCGGTTCGGCCGCTTCGATGCGGTAGTGCAGAACCTCGCGGTTCATGCGCTTGGCCCCCTTGTCGAAGAACTCGCTAAACTGCTCGGGCGAGATCATTTGATGGGCCACTCGCGGAGATGACCAAAGTCGCGGGGTTCGCTGCATGCGGTCACTTCGCCGCAGATGCCGCAGGTGTCGGTGTGGTAGGTGCTGACGCGGTCTTGGCAGGGGAATCGGCCGTAGGCGAAGCCGCAGGGGCGGCAGATCCACCAAGGGTAGGGCTTGCCCTTGCTGAAGATCGCATCGTAGTTGGCGCGGTAGGTTTCGCCGGCTACGGGGCGAGGGGCGTCTCCCTTGCCGGCGCTCATGGGGCCTCCCGCTTCACGCCACATTCTTCCCAGAACAGCTTGCGATAATGCTCTTCCATCTGCTCCATGTGCTCCATGGCCAGCTCGTCCTCGGCTATACGCGGTATATCCCAGCTCATGGGCAGGTGCTTGACGCGGGCGCGGGCTTCAAGACGCACGGCGCGGGGGATCTTCTTGATCTTGCCGGGGACGCACAGGTCCAAGAGGAAGCGGCGGGCGGCGGCGATGGCCCTGGCTTGCTCAACGGGCGTGCTCATCGCAGTGCCATCGCTTCCTCAACGGCGTCATGCGCCTCAGAGGCGATTTCGTTGCTGGGCTTCACGCATCGCCCAAGGACGCGGATGAGCCGGTTGTTGCTGCGGACCAGCTCGCGGACACGGTCTTCGAGGGCGATTTCGTTGTAGGCGCCGAAGTTCGTTCCGAAGCCGACGCTTCCTACGGTGTAAGTGGGTTCTGGTTTGCTCATTGGATTACATTCCGAATTTGATGCCCCGCGCGTAGGGCTGGATGTTTTCGCGCTGGAGCCACTTGAGGGCGGCTTCGTGATATTTCTCGCATTGGGCAGGGTCGCGGCGGACTCGCTCGCCGTAGCTTGGGTTCTCGCTGTCCACGGTAAAACCAGCCAGCGGCCCCGGCACATAGACGGCGCCTGCGCGGATGGCGGCAAGGGGGTAGCCCCAAGCGTCGGACCACGGGCCGAGGCTGGCGTAGTCTTCGCGTTGCAGCCAGACGAGCAGGTCGTGGCGGATGGCCGCGCCCACGCCGCACTCGTAACGCCTTGGGTCGCCGCCCATCCATGAGCGGACGCGCGCTGCGTTCATCCAGATCACCTGCGGGCAGTAGCGGCGGGTGAAGATGACCTTGCCCTCGGGCGTGCGGTAGTCGAAGTCGCAGAAGATGACGCCGGGTGGCTCTGCTGCCTCAAGGCGCGCGTAACGCACGCAGGCCACCATCATCGGGTAAAGCACGTCGTCGGCGGCTAGACAGATGACGTAGTCGGTGTCCAAGGCTTCGATGACCGGCTCCATGGCGCGCATCCAGTCCTTGCTTTTCTCGGGGTGGCGAAGGACGCGGACACCTTCGTAGCTGCACGCCAACTCATAGCTTCCGTCCGTGGAACAGTCGTCCACGACAACCACCTCGTCGGCGCCCTGCTCCACGGCGCTGTCCAATGCGCGCTTAAGCGTCTTTGCCGCGTTGTAGACCGGAATGACGATGGTGATTTTCATTGCGGGCGGTAGACGTTTGACCCGACATGGCCCAGCTTCACCCCGCGATGGAGGTAGATCGGGACGCCGGCAAAGCGCAGATTGGCGCAGAAGGCGTAGTCTTCGGATAGGTAGTCGCCGTCCGGTTGGATGCCGGCGTTGAAGTAGTGCCGCCAGCCGCTGGCCTCGGGCACGATGCCGTCGAGGCGCTTGACCGCTTTGCGCGTTACACGGAGAAAGCCGGTGCCGACCTCTTTGACGGCATGCACATTGTCGTGGCCCTTGAGCGTTTCGCCGGTGGCGCCGTTGGCGACTTCGGTTTGCAGGTGGTGGCGCTTGACGTAGAGACCGCCGGCGCAATCGGCCGGCAACGAGCAGATGGCGTCGAAGTCGTCGCGGGTCCAGACGATGTCGTCGTCCACCCAGAGGAAGCTGTCGAACTTGGTGCCGAGCGCCTGGCACATCAGCTTGCTGCGACCTCGGGCGATGTCTGACTCATGCTCCATCTTG